AAATAGACCAGATATCAAATTTGAAATATTCAATTACGGAGATAAAAGCATCTGGAAAATGTTTGCTAAGCACCACTATTTAAGTCATTCGCATAACAACGCTGCTAATGTATTTGTAGCTACGGTTAATGATGAAGTAGCAGGGTTTATCAGTGTACTTCATTTCCCGCATCCAAAAGTAAAGAATATGAAGAAAGTACATAGATTGGTTATATTGCCGGATTATCAAGGTGCTGGCATTGGATTGAGATTACTAAATGAAATAGGCAAAATATATAAACACGAACAACAAAGATTCAATATAATGACTTCTGCACCAAGTTTAATATTTGCATTAAAAAAATCAAAGCAATGGGATTGCGTTAGATATGGAAGAGTATCAGAAGCAAAAAAAGGTGTTTTAGAAGGGACTACTTCAAAGAACAGAATAACCGCATCATTTGAATTAAAATAATTAGAAACAATTTAGACAAATGGCAAACGAGGAAAACTTAATACCTGCACAAAAAGGAGAGATAAGAAACCCTAACGGTAGACCAAAAGGCAGTAAGAACCGCAGCACAATAGCACGTAAATGGTTAGAAGTTAATCAATCGCTTAAGAACCCATTGACAGGAGAAAGCGAAACAATGAGCCAAGAAGATTTAATGACTTTGGCTTTGATTAAAAAGGCACGTGAAGGAGATGTTGCAGCTTACAAAGCTTTGATGGATTCCGGATACGGAGCACCACTTCAGCAAGTAGAACAAACAATATTAGAGCAACCACTTTTCCCAGATGTTCAAACGGACAACCTCAATAAACAAGATTCTTGATCTTAAAAAACGGATTAAGATTATTCAAGGAGGAACCTCAGCCGGAAAAACCTTTGGAATCCTACCGATATTAATTGACCGAGCAGTAAAGATTCCTAACTTAGAGATCAGCGTTGTATCTGAAAGCATACCGCATTTGAAGCGTGGTGCCTTAAAAGACTTTATTAAAATAATGCGTTGGACTAATCGTTACACGGATGATCAGTTTAACAAATCAGATAGAATATACAGATTCAAGAACGGAAGTTATATTGAATTTTTCTCAGCGGATGATTCCAGTAAGCTCAGAGGAGCACGTAGGGATATTCTTTATATCAATGAGTGCAATAATGTAACTTTTGAATCTTACAATGAGCTTGCAATCCGTACAAACAGAGAAGTATATTTGGATTTTAACCCAGCAAATGAGTTTTGGGTACACAAGGAACTAAAAGACGAACCAGACGCTGATTTCATAATCTTAACATACAAAGACAACGAGGCTTTAGATAATGGAATTGTCACACAAATTGAAAAGAATCGTGACAAAGCAGCTACAAGTAATTATTGGGCTAACTGGTGGAAAGTTTATGGCTTAGGAGAAGTCGGATCTTTAGAGGGCGTAATATTTGAAAACTGGAAAGAAATTGACAAGATTCCAGATGAAGCAAGATTGATCGGAATAGGACTTGACTTTGGTTATTCGAATGATCCAACAGCAGCAATTGAAATTTATAACTGGAATGGTAAGCGAATAGTAAACGAACTTGTTTACCAAACCGGAATGTTAAACTCAGACATAGCCAAAAGGCTACCGAGTGGCGTTACTATATTTGCAGATAGTTCCGAACCGAAGTCAATTGATGAGATTCGGAGATACGGAAAGACGATAAAAGGAGTAACGAAAGGCAAAGATTCTATTAACTACGGGATTGACGTAATGCAGCAACAAGAGTATTTTGTAACTAAGCAAAGCACAAACTTAATTAAGGAGTTGAGATCTTACTGCTGGGATCGAACAAAAGACGGAACTAAAACAAACCGCCCTATTGATGGATATAACCACGCTATTGATGCGTTAAGATATCACGAAATGGAAACCTTAGGATTAAGGAAAAACGCCGGTAATTACAACATACGTTAATGTCTGAGGATTACACTAAGGCAATGTGCGTGTACGTAGAGATGTACATATTTCAGCGTACCGGAAAACGAATACAAATAATCTTTAATAACCCAGAAAAGTTACGAGTACACTTGACGATGTTAAGAGCTGCTTATAATTATGCGCAACAACAATTAAAAAAATAAGTTATATGAGTATGGAAATTGACTTGAATGTACCAACTTCATTAAGTGAGATCAGCTTAAAACGCTATCAAACTTACGTTGCTATGCAAGAAAATAGTAATGACGATGAATTTGTCGCTCAGAAGATGATTGAGATCTTTTGTGATGTTACCCTCAAGGACATAGTAAAGATTAAGCTAAGCTCTTTAAATGAGCTTGTAGGGCATTTTACGCAACTGTTTTCAGAGAAGCCAAAGTTTCAACCTACGTTTAAGATTAAGGATATGGAATTTGGATTTATTCCGGAGTTAGAAGAAATTACTTTTGGCGAATATGTGGATCTGGAATCCAGTTTGAGTAATTGGCAGACGTTTCACAAAGCAATGGCAGTTTTATATCGTCCTATAAAAAAACGCAAAGGAGATAAATACGAAATAGCAGAGTACAACCCTAACCAAGATATGCAAGAGTTGATGAGATTCGCTCCGTTGGATGTTTGTATTGCAGCATCGCTTTTTTTTTGGAATTTAGGAAACGAATTATTGCCAGCTATACTGAATTATTTGGAGAGGGAGATCAAGAAGAATCCAACCATCTTGAAGACTTTTCAGAAACAACTCAATTTGGAAAACGATGGGGATGGTATCAATCGCTATATGCACTCTCTAAGGGCGATGTTGGAAGATTCGATGAAGTTACAAAGCTCCGACTTACTAAATGCCTCACGTTTCTCACGTTTGAGAAGCAAAAAAACGAAATTGAAAAAAGACAACTTGAAAGACAATTAAGAAGATGAATTATTTTACCACCGTAGATACATTAAGAGCTCACTTTGCTTCGGATCCAATAGTTAACGAAGTAACGCAAGGGGATATCTTTTCTGTTGATCTAAATAAGAAAACAATATTTCCTTTAGTTCACATAATGGTTAACTCAAGCACCGCTGAGGAGTTTGTAGTTCGTTACAATCTAACTATTATGGCGATGGATATAGTTGATATAAGCAAGCAAATTGATACTGAGTTATTCTACGGAATGGATAATGAAACGGATGTATTAAATGCAATGCACGATGTACTGATCAGAGCTTTTAAGTTAATGAAAGCTGGGAGTATCTGGGATGCTAAGGTACAAATTGAGGATACTGCTGAATTAGAACCTTTTTCAGAGCGTTTTGAGAATAACTTGGCTGGATGGGCTATGACATTTGAGATTGTTGTTCCTAACGAAATGACTATTTGTTAATGGAGAATACTGAGGTATATCAAGAATTAAATAAGTTCCGGCAATTCGTAATAAACGAATCAAAGAAAAACCTACGTAAATACGGAAAGGGTGGAGGTAACTTAGAAGATTCTTTAGATAGCCGATTGAAAGTAAATAAAAACAGTTTTGAGCTTGAGTTCTGGATGGAGCAATACGGTATCTTTCAAGATCAAGGGGTTTCCGGAACTGAAAAGAAATATAATACACCTTTCTCTTATAAACAAAAACCGCCACCGCCAAGAGCATTTGACAAGTGGATAGTAAGAAAAGGAATATCGCCAAGAAATAGTGCGGGGCAATTTACAAGCAGAAAGAGTTTGCAGTTTGCTTTGTCAAGATTCATATTTAAAAACGGAATAAAGCCAAGTTTGTTTTTTACCAAACCGTTTGAAAATGCTTATAAGAAATTGCCAGAAGATCTTGTTGAAAAATATGGATTAGAAGCAATCAAACTATTTAATGAAACATTATACAATTTAGAAAATGGCTAACATATTTGCAAGAAGCCCATACATCGTAGAAATAAACGAAACTGGACAAGTAGAAACTAAGATTGAAATTTACCTCTGGAACTCTGGATCAATGCCAAGTGCTCCTCAGTACATTTTAAATAAGTTAATTCCGGCTACAAATGCTCCGGCTACATATTACGATGTATCTCCTTACATACGTGAGTTTATATCGCATAATAGCTTACAAACGCAAATGACTACTCAAGCAGCTAATCCAACTGCTCAGTATTGCAATGTATTGATCAGAAAATACAAAAGAGTAGGTACTGCTTTCACTCAAGTAGGATCAGATATTGAAGCCTATGGATTTGAGGGATTCGGCTACTACACGGATGGTTATAATCCTACATTTACCGATGTGCTTTTAGGTCAAGGCAATTACTATTACAATCCTATCAATAACGTTGGTTGGGTTACCGCAATCACGGGTACGATAGCAAAAGCCAAGTGGACAAACCTAAGCACCAACTCAACGCAAACAATCAACCTATCTTTGAATACGGTAAGGGATATAAGCAGAGTTTATTCCGGTTGGGAATCAGTAGGTAATAAATTGGAGCTTTTAGATTCATCAAACGGAGTTATGTGGACTGCTTATTTTTATCCTTACGTAAAATGCAAATATACTCCAGTACAAATTGACTTTGTAAATAAGTTTGGAGCGTGGCAACGTGAATGGATGTTCGGAGCTTCTTATGATACTTTGAATGTAGAAAACACGGA